AATCTACTCTGTAATAATTCATCACTAATAAGATTTCTATCTACTAATTGAACTAATAATGCTTTCTCTGCTTCTTCATTACTAAGATCCATTCTGTCGAATTCTAATTTTGCTGAGTATTTAAAACCCATAGCTTTCTGAACTAACTCAAATTCTTTTTCCCAAAAAGCGATAAGAGTATCTCTTCCATACTGTAATCTTTGTGTGAGTGTTTTTAAACTAATAAAATTATTAGTAGTTCCAGCTGCTCCAAAAGTTCCAGTTAGTGTTGGTGGAATACCTAGACCAGCATAAACACTATTCATATGTGGAACATATTTACCTTCACCAAGAAATTGATGTACATTTGTTTGTGATTCTAATAGCTCGATATCTGGACCCCAGACTAAATCTAGAGTTCCTCCGCCAACATTATTTTGTAAAATATTTGACAATTTGCTAGCTGCTGCTTTAGTAGGAGCAATTTTATGTTCTAAATTACCTAGTTTAAAAATTCTTATATTAGAAATAGCGCCATCAAGAGCTGCCATATCTGCTAATTTTAATTTTTCTATTACTGTAATATCATCCATAATACTATATATCATTGGATATGCCCAACTCTGCCAATCATCCTTCTTGTAATGAAAAACAAGAGTTTTTTGAGGATCAAGAGGGTATGGTTTTTTAGTTTTAGCTGCTTCTAATATTTGAGACGGTAGACCAGCAATAATAGCTTTTTCATTTTCTGTTTTAGGGGATGCTATAATTTTCCTTAGTCCTGCTGGTATCGATAACTCATATCTTTTTTCTCCAACAAAAGAAGATAATGCTCCAGCAGCAACATTAACATAGACCGGATCTATGAAAGTATATCTCCAAGGTATTTCTCTTTTCTCTACATCTACATTCGGATAATCCTGCTCTGTAGTATCTGCTGTCGCTGTTGCTCTGAAGAATTCGTCGGCAGTTTTTAAACTAATTTTTGCTGTTTGTCTATTGATAACAACATTTGCCACCCTATAAATATTATTTAGAAATCTTTCGCTTCTTTCTTTACCATTTATTTTTTTAAACCATTTGCGATAGAATCTTTCTATTCTTTTATTTTTATGAACAGGTTTAATTCCTTGCACGGCAAAGTCTGCCATTAGATCTATAACATTTTTTACCAATCCTACTCTTTGATAAACATCATCTGCTCGTCTAATAATTTGTTTAATTTCTGTTGGAACAGCTTCATCTGGACGAAAATAATCATATCCTCGTCTTGTTAATCCTGGCTTACCACTTATTCCTCCTGGTAAGAGATTGGAATAATCATTACTACGATAATTAAATCCTGCTGTCGCCTTATAAAGGCCATATTCATCTAAACAGCCTGCTGTTTGTTTAAGTGCTTCTTGTTTACTTTTGAGGTCATCTCCCCATGTAACATACGCATCAGAATCTGCTATACTAGCATCTTGAATCACTTCGCTTTTTGGATATTTTTTAGCCATATTTTTTATTAGTATTGTAATAGAATTATATTAGTATCATACACACTACTTGCGTATTCCAATATAAATATCCTCATTTGCACTATCTGTAAACCAGTTTGGACCCTTATACATTTGACCATTATTTTTTACCGATTTAGATGCATCTGTTCCTATAATATCATATGAAATTGGTTGTAATGTTCTGTTAATTTGTCTAGCTAACATATTAGCTATTAATAATGCGCTATATCTATCTTTGCGTAATTTTCCTTTTTTACCATTTGGCATTTTAATATCAGGAGTATCCCATCTGTCTCTGGCTCCTCCTCCTGAACTTGTTTGACTCATAACAATTGTTGTTAATTCATTTTTTAATTCTTCTATTTCTAAAATACATTCACTAGTAGTATCATAAATAGCAGTAAGATCTGCAGTCTCTATGTTTCTATTTTCTTGATCCAACGCAAATACTAAACTTAGTTCATCGAATCGAGGAAATAGTAAAACTTTATCTTCTAAATCTTTTCTTAATCCATGGTTAGCTTGAGCTGTCCAGTCAGCTTTTGCGAATTGTATTAATTCTAAAATATGAAGACCAGATTGATCATCAGTATCTTTTGGTTTATCTGAAATAATAGGCCATATTAAATGCTCTCCATCTTCTAACTTTGCCGGATCGTGAAGAGCTTCTTCTATAGCTATACCTCCGCCCTGAGCATCCATACCAATTCGTTCGCAAGGAAAAACTTTCATTAAATTACGTATTTTTCTTGCACAAAAAGCATAGAAATCATGATCAGATACTAATCCAGCCTTTTGTCGTTCTTTAAAATTTGTTCTATTTGTAGTCCAACAATATACAATTCTGCTATGTGAAGGATGTAATTCTAAAATAACTATACTAAAATTATCTTTTTCACTAGCAGGATCTACCCCATAAATATATTTTAAGGTGGTGTCACCAGTGGTCTTAGCATCAAAAAAAACTTGCTCATTACTATTTATAATGATTGGATCGTTTTCTTTTGTAACACAACTTTCTATAAGAGATCTTCTAAAGAATCCGTCGCTGTCCTCTGTAAAACATGCTGCATATTCCATATTATATATACCTGTATGTATAGTTGCTTTTGCTCTTGCAACTTGTTTATCGTCCATGAATCCTTTTGGTATAAGCTCATAAGGAATACGAATAATGCTATAGTCTTTCCAATTAAAATTTTCTGGAACTTCTCCTTTAAATATTTCTTCTAATTTATGCTTTTCTCCCTTGCTCTCTATGATAGATTTGTAGCGTTTCCAGTAGTTGGCAAAATGTTTAAATGCATAGTCAGCAGTGCCTGCTATTAAAGCCTGATTTCCCATACTGTGACTTAATAATTCTAAATCATCGTTCCATATACCAGCATCTTTCATTGCTTGTTTTTTAGCTTCTTTTTTGACGTTCTGTATTGGAGTAGCAGATACAGCAGCGAAGCCCGAAACAACAGTTTCATAAATATCCGAGCTAATTGATGCAAATTCGTCTGCTATAATTATGTGTGCTCTTAAACCTCTAATTTTTTCACCAGTACCAAGAGGTATAGCAACCGCCCAACTAGAACCAAGTCTCATAGTGCATCTATCAACATCTCGTCGTGGGCCATCATCATTACCACTAAAAATACTACGAATAATAGCGCTATTTCTCCATAGTGTTTCCATATATTCAAATATGACTTTACTCTGTCGGAAAGCAGCACCAACAATAACAATTTTAGTGCCCGGAACAAATATACATTTTAAAAAAGCATATAGAGCTAAAATAAAAGATTTACCAAAACCACGACTAGCTACGAACATAGGAAAAGGTCTAGTCCAGAATTCTTGTAATATAGCTACTTGTATAGGATGAAGCTCTATATCAAATAGGAGCTTGCAGGTTGCTCCGAAATATTCAGGATCTTTAAGTAATTTGATTAAATGTCTGTCAGGATTTTCTATATCTGCTTTGTTGCGACGAATCATAGGATTCGTTGGTATAACGATTTTATCTAGATCACCTAGTCCTAACCAAGCATCATCATACATCTTTTGTTTGCTCTTTCTTGTATATTTTTCTCATTAATGATAATGCTATTTTTTCAGCATTAGCGCTATTTCCGCAAAAAATAATTTTAATATTATGCTCTACTTGAAGATCAACAATATGTTTAATAATAAATGCTGGACTAATTCTAATTCTATTCCATAATTTTTTAGGAATATTACTACCTATTGGATAGTTTATAACATCTTTCATGTCAAATTCAAATAGAATAAAAGCATATTTAAATTGACTTAATCTTTCTATAACATCAACAAATCGACTTTCTGTTATGTTATTAGCAAATTCTGATATATTTCGTTTGCGTTCTATAGCAAGAATACTTTCTAATCCTTGTATACTATAGTCTCCAGTATCTAATTTATGATTTGCTATTGCGTGATTAGAGAACTCCCACGGCTTTTGTTCGCGCGTATCTATTATAATAGTAAATTCATTATCAATCATTTTTTACTCGCTACTATTTTGCTCAATACTGGAGCATATATTTCTTCTTGATTTTTTATCATGTCGTGGTGAATTTTGCAAAGGGAAATGCCGTTATCTAATACAAATCTTAGCGCGGGAAAATCTGACCATTTATATATGTGGTGGGCATGTAGCTTTTTATTAAATGAACAATGTGGCCATTGACACTTGTAGTGATCTCTTTTATATACGTCTTTTCTCCATTTTTTATAAAGTGGATCGTTATAGTTACGCTGGGTCATTTTTCAGTACCGATTCTGGTGTTAAAAAAGGGGTATCTAATTTACAGTCTTGATATTCATGATACTTCATAAGATTGTCTTTGGTTTTATCTGTGGCTAAACGGATAATTTCCATTTCACGACCCTCTTTATCTCTTATTTCTTCATCCTCTAACATGCGTATAAGTCCTACCCAACTACTTTTTCCATCTTCGATTCTTTTGATTCTTTGTTCTCTGGTCGCTTTTAGGTCTTTGCTAATCTTTTGTTGTTCACCAAGAAGTTTGGTATAATCATTTGTATAATTAGCTATACTATTTCGTGCG